AATTCTCATCGATTCGTCGTCGCGTCTTGTCGCACGATTCTTGTATTTCACCAGCAACGGTGCAAATGAAACAGATTCGTTGAAGATTAACGTGGCAACATTATCGTCGCGGGCGTTTTCATTGGTTGTCGCAAACAGTAATGTGTATGTGCAACCGGGCGCAGTCGTCGTCGGTTCAACAAGCAACGCGCACGCTGTCGTGTCGGAATGGAATAAAGCGGTGAACACCGCTGTTATCACCAACCTGACAGGCAATACTGCGTTTGCGGATAATGAAGTGTTGACATTCACGTTTGGCAATACAACATTAGGTACTTGCAACTCAAAGAGCAGCAGTGCATTCTCAGCCCCAAGTCGTAATTTGGATATCACAAGTGTGTGGTATTCGGTTAGTGCGGGTATGTCAGTGGAACTCGGTTTTGGCGGCGCGTATGCAAATGCAGTCGCCTACGTTGCGCCATCGATGCTGTTATCGGGTTCAGGTTATTTCGGAAAGAACGCATTGCCTGCACAACTGGATAATCCGGTGCTGAATCCAACAGGCAATTTCTATATCAGTACCTATAACGATGGTACGCTCGGTACCACATTATCATATACCGTCATCACCGAATTCCGCAAGACTGCGGGATTTGTTGCAGTGCCGGGTTACTAAAGGACGCATCATGAACTCATTTACACAACTCGTTCAGCACGTTAAGTCGGCAAATTGGGCCGGTGCTAATCAAGTGTTTGCTGAAATTATGCAGCAGAAGGTGTCGGATCGTCTTGCGTCAGAGCGTTCGACTATTTTCAAAGAGAATGCTGAAGTTCCTGCCACAATGGACGAAGACGATACCAAGTATCAGGAATATTTTCGCGGAATGCTGAAGAAGCACGGCTATGACTCACCGGCGGATATCCCCGATGATAAGAAGGACGAGTTCTTCAATGCCGTCGATGCGGGATACAAAGCCAAAGATGAGGAATGGAAGAAGTAAAACGTTCACTCTATCTGTGGAACATACCGATGAAATTCATCACCGAAGTTTTCGAACGTGTCACGCCGCTTGTTGAAGCGGCAGATAATGGTTCCAAGAACTATATGATTGAAGGCATCTTTCTTCAATCAGAAGTCAAGAATCGCAACGGCCGTGTCTATCCCTATGCCGTGTTAGAGCGTGAAGTTGAACGCTATAACCGTGAGTACGTGCAGCAAAATCGTGCGTTAGGTGAACTTGGGCATCCCGACTCACCGCATATTAATTTGGATCGCGTGTCACACATGATCACCAAGTTGGTGCCGAATGGTACAGACTTTGTGGGTCGCGCAAAGATCATGGACACTCCGTATGGCAAAATCGTCAAGTCGTTTATTGATGAAGGTGTCAAGTTTGGGGTGTCGTCTCGCGGTGTTGGTTCGTTACGTGATGAAAACGACACAGCCATCGTAGGAGAAGACTTCTACCTCGCAACCGCAGCGGACATCGTTGCAGATCCGAGTGCACCTGAAGCCTTTGTACACGGTTTACGCGAACAGCGTGAATGGGTGTGGGAAAACGGTGTGTTGTCCCCTGCGGCATTGGAGCGGTTAGAACGTCAACTGCACACAGCGCCGGCAAAAACAACCACGCAACGTCGTCGGTTGGAAAGTGCAGTGTTTGAATCGTTTATGAAGGCATTACGGCAAGGTACGACTATTTCATAGAGTTGCGTTTTACTAAATAAACCTGAAGGATCATTTGTATCCTCAGAACAGTTACAGGAGAATACCCAATGAGCGAGTTAGTCAATCCCGTTTCAGCGGCTCAGTTGCAGCATCGCAATCAAGAGCCAACCCATCTCGGTGGACAGGCCTACGATGATCTCGGTGGCCAGACACCCGAGACAGAACCGAATGCCGCAAAGATTGACGCCGCGAAGGGTGTCAAGGGGCAGGATACGTCAATTCCGCGTTCCGTCGCCGCAGAGCCTTCACATCTGAAGGCGGCTGTTGCTGAGGACGAGAATGACGTGGACGTCAAGTTTGACGACGAGATGAAGGCAGAAGATGTCGATGATCTCGATAAAGCACTTGACGAAGCAATGGACGACGCGCCGGCGAAGGTTGACGTGAAGGTCGACGAGGAAGCCGACGACGACGAGAAGAAGATGGCTGAGGAAGCCGACGACGAGAAGGCAGAGAAGATGCACGAGAGTGCGGACGCTGATGCTGATGACGTCAAGAAGGCAGCAGCCGGAGACGACGCTGAAAAGAAGATGGCTGAGGAAGCCGATGACGAGAAGAAGGAGAAGGTTGAAGAAGCCCTCGCGATTCGCGTCAAACTGCCTAA